CAGAAGAAGTACCACCCAAGAAGGCGTTAACTTCAGCAGCACCCTCAGCAGCAGTGTTCTCGACACCTTCCATTACGAACAGGCGCTCTACTTCAAAGATTTCAGCAATCTTAGCCTTAGATACCAATGCAGTGTTAGAGATGGTAGCACCACCGTTAATACGTGCAAGAATATCTGGGTGATCCAAGAGAACGTCATAAACGTCCTTAGTGATAACCATTGTGTTAGGCTTGAAACCCCCGGACTTGAGCTGAATGGCTGTTGCCAAACGACGAATGTCTACGATAGGAGTAGAGTTCGTGTAATCATCCCAGTTAGTGATTTCGATGGCTGTATTATTGTCAACAGAAGCGACACCATCCCAGTTAGTACCCCATACGTTATCAACGAAGAAGTTAGACACGAAGTCCTTTTCACGGTCGATAAGCATGTTGTGCATAAGCATCTGAGCGCCCATTGCACGAGTCTCAAGAGCAGCATCTTCGTTAGCAAGAACCTGAACATCGAAGTCAGTAGCCAGACCAAACACGTCAGCGAAGTAGGAGCTATTCGAGAGGGTCATACCAACGCGCTCTGGACGTGTACGTGGTGCCAGTGCCTTGCGGTTACCTGAGCGGTTAAACTCAGCGCGGTTATAGATGTAATACTTGTCAGACTGCTTGTCTACATCAACGATAGGAAATACCTTATCAGCGATGAAGTTATCAGCAGATTGCAAGTAGGCGAGTGTGAGGTTTGTCAGTGGTGCATCCAAGTGTACCTGTGACGGGGTAAGCATAGCCATTTTATTTAGTTCCTTTTATTCAGTATTAAGCGGACGCATTGCCACCACGGAAGAAGTCAATAGTCGCCAGACCACCAGCAGCAGCAGCGTCAACTACAATCCCAACAATAATGTCAGAAGTATCAGCAACAACGCCTGCACCATCAGCGTCCACACCAACATTAGCGCCAGCGGTAAGACCACCAGTACCTGCTGTAACAGAGACACGACCATGAGTAACAACAGTTGCGGCTGCACCTGAAGTTGGGGTATTAATGAGAACACCGAATGCAGCATCTGCATTGCCAGCAGCAACAACAGTGCTATCTGTAGTGTTCATCTTTACGAATGTGAATTGAGCGGCTGAGAGGTCAGCACCTGCAATCATTGATTCGCGAACTTGGTTTCCTTGAGAAGACATGTGTCTAATCCTTTTCTATTTTGTTAGATTTTGATATGTTCATATCTGCGGGGAGTATTTGGAGGTTCCAAGGTACGTGAAGACCGCAGATGTTTTCATTATTTAGAGGGACGATATGGTCTACATGATACTCTTGTCCGGACACAGATTTAAGGTCTTTAGCCAACCAAAACAGGTCTTCTATCTCCTGCTTTTGCCGTAGAGTTAACCAGTTGGGGGTAGCGCCATGCTTCCTAAACCTTCTGGCGGCTTCTCTAGCATTTGCTTTTACTCTGTATCTTGGTCGGTTTTTCTTGGCCGATTCTCGGTAAGGTTTCTGACGATCAGCGGGTAGAGATTTGAACCACTCGTAGTGCTTCCTGTTTATCTCATCCTTGTTCTTATCGTAGTAAGCCTTTTTGAAAGCGGCCCGACAAGGCTTGCAGTAGGAGTCTTTATTATCTTTTGCAGCCTTCCGGTTAAAGAAGCCCTCAAGAGACTTTTCCTCAAGACACCTTCTGCAAGTTTTCATGTTAGTTTAGTCCTTTTTGTAGATTGCTTTGGTAAGAGCTTTACCTGCATCTGTCTTAACAACAGCAGCATAAGCCTTAGCAAAAGTGGTTTCGTTCTCAGCGGCATGTGCCTTTGCGAGAGCATTAAGTTTATCGTTAGGGTCTTCCATGTCGCCTTGAGCAGCAGATTTACCAACCTCTTCGGTCATACCTTTAAAAAGGCTATCCATTGCAAGCATAAAGGCTTCAAACTCTTTAGCTTCATCTTCTGTAAGACCCTCATGGGCCTTCAACAGAATACGTGCATTAGCTTCTGCTACGTTAGGAAGTGTCTCACTACAGCGTTTAGCAATAGCAGCGTTAACCTCAGCAGCCTCAGCCTCTTCCAAACGCTTCAAGATAGGCGCAGGAACATCAGCTTTATTAATATCTTCACCTTCTACAGTAATGTACTCTGGCTTTGCTGCCTTAGTTACACCTTCTGCGGTGATCTTATAGCCTTCATCAAGGAAGCTCTTACGCAAACCTTCATTAGCAGCTTTAAGTGTTTCAATCTCAGCTTTAAGAGTATCTACCTCTGTGGTATCAATCTCTACGGGAGTTTCCTCCGTCTTCTTAACATCTTTAGTCATAGGTTCCTCTTGGGAATTATCACGCTTAAACAAGGTAATCTCAGCAAGCTGGTTTGCAGCCCTGTCTACTAGAGACACCTCGTCTAGCGTTAGGTTTTCAAGCATCGTTGGCATAGTGATTACCTTTGCTTAGGTTAATGTCTGCGGGAAGTATTTGGAGGTTCCAAGGTACGTGTAATCCGCAGACGCTCTTGCCCTTTAGAGGGACAATATGGTCTACATGGTAAGTCTCACCTGTAACTGATTTCAGGTCTTGGGCTAACCAGTAGAAATTCTTAATCTCTTCGAGATGTTCTTGTGTAAGCCAGTCGGGTGTGGCTTTTAATTTGTAAGACCTACGCCTAGCTTGTAAGTTACAGGCTTTAGCTTTAAACTCAGGCCTTCCCCTGTTTTCGTAATAGTAATCTGAAGCTCTTTCCCTAGCAGACTCAGCAGTTTTAGGGCTAGTCTTACGCCCACACTTTTTACGGCTTATGCTGTTCTTTATAGTGTGACAGGGTTTACAAACACCTCTAATGCCAAAAGAGCCACTTTGACGTTTCTTACGGCCAAAAGAACTGATTGGTAGGTTTTCATTACAGTGGTTGCATGTCTTAAATTTCACGCCGTTGCGCCTTACCGCCAATACTAAAACCTGTAAACGCACCAGACTTAACCTGAGACCAAGTTTCATCATCGTGGACCTTTACAGCAATAATCCAACCCTCGTAAGGCGATGAGATTTGGAATGCCTCTTTGATCTGTTTAGTGAGTGGCAAAGAATGGATAATAGTTGTAGTTGGTTCACCCTTGTGCATAGTTAAGCCTGTACGTGCACCCAACATAAACTCTGTAGCAGCTTTTTCCATCGTCTCTGGACTAATAACATCACCCTGTAGGTCTACAACAGGATCACCGTCCTTTGATACAACAGAGGCAAACCCGTAGACTACCCTTTGCTCACTATCAATCTTTGTTACTTCACCTTCAACAGTGAAACTATCTGCTTTATTCATAACCTCAGCTACAACAGCCTTTGTCATTTCTTCCTCCGTGGGGAGCGTGTCTGGATCATACATTAGCTTAGTCCTTAAGGTGTGTCAGTAACTAGATCGGCGCTGGCGAAGTTGTAGCCAACGAGGTCAGCCGACGCTGTGAGGTCAGTGACAGTAGTAACAGAACTCTCGATCTCATAGTAATACGCAGGGGCTGTAGCCAAGAGGCTCAAGTCCTGAGTAGCACCAGAGTTGTAGATAGTAGTGATGTTAGCGGACTGGTCTGTATCCCAGATAGCTACTTGGTTGATTACACCACCGAAGTAGTTGTTGTGTACGTTACTAGCACGACCGATCCGGAAGATGTTGTTGGAAGGATCGGAACCGCTCATCACACCACTGTAACCACCGTTGCTTGCTACACCGACAGGAGTCTGTAGTACGTCGTCAACATGGATGCTGAACCTACTGTAGTAGGTAGCGGAGTCCGCAGGAACAGAGCCTGTATAGCCGCCATCAAAAGTAACTACTACATGATGCCAAGTGTTGTTTGTAAGAGCGTTACCACAAACAAGGATGATGTTGTCGTACACAGTACCGTAGTTCAACACTAAGCTAGTACCACCGGATTGCTTCAGCGTGATAGCACCGTAGTTGTAGTCATCCCCTGCTCCGTAAACCATCAGGGTCTGGTTGCTTGTAATGGATGTATCTGGTTTAACCCACATAGATACAGTCCAAGCGTTACCGTCACCATTAGAGGCTCTGTCCATAGCAGTCATGTTAACAGGGTTGCCTTGTAGCCAAGTGCTGGACCCGTCAAACGACAACGACTTAGTGTTCGTGTATGCTACTTCTGTTACGTTGATAGTCACTGTGAAGTTAGTGATACCGCCGATGGCGTTAGCTGCCTTACAGTTAATGACATAAGCGTCAGCAGAAGTGCCTACAAAGGCTGGTGCTGTACCAATGAACGCACCTGTTGTCTGCCCTAGAACAGCCCAAGAAGGCGCATCTACTTCGCCATACATATTCACGATGTCAGAGTTAGCATCCAAAGCGATCTGGATGTTAAACGCTGTACCCTCGGTTACTGCGAACGACTGGTTAGAGACGTCAGGAGCAAACGTAAGGATAGGCTGTGTGCCACCTACAATCTTCTGCTTAGTAATAACAGGGATTGAGTAGTACGCACGGTTGCCTTTGACACCCATATAGAAGTGCATAGCCGAACCATCGCCATCAGATTTAGCTGTAGCAACACGCTCGTTGTTGTCCTCAGACCAGAGTTCAATAGAGTTGTCGGTCAAGTAGCGTAAGCTGAACAATCCTTGGATTGCATTAGCACCACCTTTTCTATAGCCTACGACCCCTGCACCATTATCAAAGTGGTATGTGGCATTGGTATTGACATTCCAATCTGAAACGCCACCAAATTCAAAACTTAAAGCTTCATTGTTTTCATACACAAATTCATTATCTAACTGCTCTTCAGCAGTAAGGACACCTGTAGCAGCGGCTGTGTAGTCAGTACCAAAGAAATCACCTGTACCTGTTTCATCAAGCATGAACATCATTTTCTCACCCGGAAGGATGGAAAGCGCGGACTTCAAGACTGTGTGGTCAAGAATACCGTTGATGATACCAGCTTCTGTGCCAGCGTAGTCGTGAACGATTTCCCAGATAAAGTCAGCAGAGTCGATAATACCGCTAGGGAACTCTGAGTTGTTGAACCCACCGAACTGCATGTTGAACTCAGTCACAGCCAAAGCAATAGTTGTCTTGCCAACAACAGTTTCAGTGCCACCAGACAAGTCCATGAGGGTCAGATGACCGTCACTGCCGAAGCGAATAGACATAGGTGAACCGTTAGTGACAGAGTAACCACTTGCATGGTAGCTCGTCACATCTGTGTTGCTTGAACTCGTGAACTTGCCAGAGCCGTTTGCGTAGCTAAACACTGTGTTCCAGTTAGACGCGTCGGCCTGATTTGGAGTTCCAGTGTAAGAAGTTGCTACTTCAGCACCATCCCAGATACCCAAACGAAGCTGATTACCTGTGTTCATGTTGAACTTGAACTCTTGTCCGCGTTCTAACTTCTGACCAAAGTAGTACGGGCCTTGCAAGCGCACCTGAGTACCACCGACTAGGGTTGTATCAATGGCGGTTGCAACAACAGGCTCGTTGGCGTTAGCTCCGTAGGAGATGAACCAAGAGTCGTTTGTGGCAGTAAGAGTAGAACCGTTAATCATGTTAGCAGCGTCAATAGTGACCTGAGAACCATCTGCCATTGTCAGAACGAGGTCTGAGCCTACAACTGCACCACTTGCAACTTGTGTGCTTGTGCCTGTGTTAAGGCTTGTGGCGTCAATAGTAACAGTGGTTGTGTCGCTCATGGTCAGAACAATGTCTGAACCAACGATAGCGCCGCTATCAACGGTTACACCACCACCGATACCCAGACCAGTTGCGTCAATAACGACTGTAGTGGCGTCGTCCATTGTAAGCGTGATGTCTGTGCCGTTAGCTACACCGCTAGCTACAAAGTTGTTCGTGTCAACACCAAGCGTGGTGATGTCTACGGAGAACGACGTAAGGTCAGCTAGGATAACAGTAAGGTATTGCTCGGACAACAGTACGTTGAGCACAGGGTTGCCTTGGTTTGCAAAGCTCAGAGTGTTGGTGAACAGGTTGTTCAATTCTGCAACTGCACTGTTAAGAATGGCGTTCACGAATCTACCGTTTACGCTACATGCGTTTACAGGTAACGACTCGATAACGATCTTAGCGCCGTCTTTGACTCTGATCTGAATAGTTGTTCCGTTCGCAACAGCCTGTAGTGTGTTGACGTTGTGCGGGATGAGCATCTGCTCACCAACGGGAAGCGACAAGTCTTTCAACAAGATCGAAGTTCCAGTGGCATCAATACTGAAGTCCATAGCCTGATATTTCAGGTAAGGGGAGATCAGTTCAAGGTCTTTGTCTTCGAACAGACGGTTGTGAACTGTTGCCTGATAGCGATAGAGACCAGTGTTAGGGTCAACAGTGTCACCTTGACGAACTTGGAAAATACCAAGGTCAGCATCATCAGAGTTACGAACTTTGTAGATTGAGGCTCGGAGTGTAGTGCCAGCACGTACGTCAACAGGGTGGTCAAAGAACCACTCGATTGTATCACCTGCATAGATAGTTGAACCTGCGGTAGACCGAGCGGCGTTACGTGGTAGCTCCTGCATGTAAACTTGCTTACCGTTGATTACGATACGGTACTCAAGGCGTACATCTGGTCCAACCTCTTCAGCAGCAATAGTAGTAATACCGAGACCAGAGATGTTGACGCCGAAGTAGTTGTCACCGTCATAACCGACAGAGGTCAGAGGATCAGGGGAACCACCCAGAGGCAAGGAGAACATGTCACTAAAGACACGGCCACTCGGTGGGATGAAGCCAGTGGAGTCTTGGTTGGCTGTGATGGACTGATCTTTCAGACCACCCCACATAGGGAAAAAGTTAATGTCGCTGGAGAGGTTAGTAAAGAAGATGTTCTCTGAACCAGACGACATCTTATGCTGCTCACCGAGATACAGCGAGTTCAGTGTTGTCTCGATGGCCTTAGTGGACACCAGACGACGAGTAGGCTCATCGTAGGTCCAGTGGGAGAGTACCTCTATCTGGTCTTCGTTTAGAAGAGCGCCCCCTTCACCATTGCTGTTAAAAGGCAGAAGTAGTTTAGCACTATACCCGAACTTAGCTCTTAAAATGTTAATAGATGACATCTAGTCACTCCTGATCTTTGGGTTTATCTTCGTCGGGGTCATCGTAGTAATCTGCTCTGGCTACTTCTGCCATTGCTGCACGTTCTCTTGCTGCTGCATATACATCAGGATCAACATGAGGAAGTTCAGCTTGGTCCAGTAGAGCATTAACGATATTAATATCATCAGCGTAACTAATACCTGCACCATTAAGGTTACGAAGGTAAGAACCCAAATCCTTAAGATCATGCGGAGCAACATCACCAGCTACAATCTTAGGCATAAGGTCAAAGGAGAGACCATTAATACGCCATAGGGATTCTACTAGCTGTTTGTTAAGCACATCTACTACTGTTTGAATGTAACTTTCGAGAGCGCGTAGGAAGAGGTCAGACTTAGACTTTGAGAGTGCATAAGAACCTGTTGAACCACCACCAAGCATGATAAACTCAGCCAAGACACTTCTTGCAATGTCATGTTGGTACCTCTTTACTACAGGATCAATATCAATATTACGTGTACCCTCAGAAGACATTAGACGGACAGTAACCAGTTTCTGATTAGTTGGTTCGCCATCTTTACCGGGGTATGTATCAGAAGGAGTAATAAGAAACCCTTGCTCATTAAACTTAAGGTCTCGTAGAATATCCTTCATCTGATTAAGTACAGCTAGTTGTGCCTCTGTAGCATCAGGAGAGAGATACTCAGAAGGAACCTCAGCATGTGGGATACCAGCTAGTTCACGCTCAATACCAATAGCCTCATACTGTTGGGCTGCATTAAGACGCTCATAAGAAGAGTAAGCATTACGAAGGATACTACGACCAGAAGGATCACCATTTACTGTAGTAGTACGGTACAGAATAGATTTATTCATTGGTATGTAGTTACTACCAAAACCAGAAGCAATATCCTGATGATACCCCTCTGCATCACCATCATCATTCATTTCAAAGCGGTTGATAGTCCACTGTGCGCGTGAGGCCAACTTACGGATACCCATACGACCATCAGTAAACTTACTACACTTCTTAGGGGAAGTCTCATATGGACCAACCCTACGCTTGTATACTACCTCAAATGCAGCAAAACCAAAGGTAAGGAAAGAGATAGCTTCTGAGATATGATCATCTAGGCTATGGTCCATGTCCTCTAATACTTGCTCAAGGAACTCGGCTTCTTTTTCTGCCTCTGGAGTATCATTAGCTGGCTGAATAGTATAAGGCACATCACGAAGCATCTGTTCTACAGCATAAAGAGAGGCACCAATAGTCGCATCATTGTCTCTCATTTGACGATAAACTTTTATAGCCCTCTTACCGCGCAACTCTGGTAAGCCTTCGTCTGCCTTTAGTGTCCCATTACGGGTATTACTACCTGATACACCCAGAATCTTCTTACCTTCTGATACGGATAATTTACTCTGGGTAGCCATTGGTGTTATTTCCTTGAATGGGTGTAATGAGGTAGTGTTAGAGTTGATTGAAGGATTAAGAGCAGTAAGGAACCCCAGAGAGGCGTACTACATCATCAGTAGGGAGAATACGCGCCCACCCCTGTAGTTTATAGGCATTGCTCTCGTAGAACCACCTGCGTAACTCTGTGGGGTAGTATTTAGAGAGTTCATTGTCCCAATAGGCTTTACCTTTACCGTCCCATGAAATAGAACCATGAAACTCAAATTGGGTATCTGGCATAATACAGACATTATCTGCACCAAGAAACATAGTACAAGCAGAAGCACAGTAACCATCTAGTACAACCAACTTACCTTGCTGATTAAGACGTGCAATAGTCTCTTGGTAACTAGGTATCCAACCACCATCATCATGGCTACTATAATAAATGTTATCAGTTTCTGTAGTAAACTCACATGCGGAGAGGGTTAAGAATGCTACAAAGAAAGCTAGATACTTAAACATAACTGTTATAGGAACCTATGTGCTGGGGAATATACAGTCTCAGGGTTAATCCATTCGGTACCAAAGAACTCAAAGCTCTCTTCGTCTTTATTAGGAGTGCCTTCTGTGCCGTAGCCTTTCCAGATTTCAAGGATATACTCTACCTTGGGCAGTCCTACGTCCTCATCAATGACTTCAGTTGCAGGGGAGACAACGCGCATGTCAGCATGGAAACGAGTGTCTTGCGTTCCCTCTGTCAGCACGTTGCCTTCCTCGTCAAATGTCGGCTTGGTGGTCCAGATAGGAATACCCCATTTGATATGGACACCAGCGGCATTGCGTAGGGTTACAGTGCCTTCATCGTCGGTTTCCTCAACCAAGATACCAAACCGAAGCATCGTGGCTTCCATTGTGGCGCGGTCAGCACTTCTGAGCATTGCGTCGATCA